TCTTGGTCAAGAGTGTCCATTGTATTCTTGAGAACCGTGGATTCACGGAGTTCAGCCATTACTTCATTAAACTCGTTAAGAGCCTTTTCTATTTCTGTGTTCATTTTCTTATCCTCCTTTATTAGGTTAAATTTTGCTTCAGGGTTAATGCCCTCTTCGCATATGGTGATTTCATGCAATTCAAGTTTATCAATTTCTTTATAACTACCGGTATCGGAGTCATATCTATTTGTCTTGTTTATTGCCTGTCCACCTATTGAAAAAGAGCGAAGGTTGCCTTTTCTTATATCTCGTGCAACCTCTTTAGCCTTTTCAATATCATTTCTTAATTTTATCACTACAAAAAACCCTGTATCATCAACGCCTGTTTTTAGGACTTTACCATTGGAATCTGTATATTGGTCTACTACTTCACCGACTTGAACATTAGAATGAGTAATCATAACATTTCTATATCGGTCTTGTTTCATAAACTTGTCAGCCGCTTCACGAATTGCACCCAAAGTAATCTTATCATTTTGCTTATCTACTACATCAACTGATGCGTAGCCCGCAATAACGCATTCGTTATTTGCTTTAAGAATTACGAGTTCTCCGCCACTATTTGGTTCATTACCAAACATAGGTGTTTTCAACTGCATAATAGGTCCTGTATTCTATGAACTATATAAAAGTATTTAATCCGAGGAATCATCTTCATATATGTTTATTAGGCCGGAGTCACTTGATTTTGGTGCAGGTTTTGTTTCATAACCAGTCCAAGCAAGCCACATCTCTTTACCTTTAACAGGTAAATATCTACAATGTAGTTTTGTTTTTACCTCTTCACCGTTTAAAATATACTCATGGTAGCCTTTTCTTTGTGCGCCTAAGACCATCGGGCCTCTTTCGAGAAGGTTGTCTGTTTGAGGCTTCGTTATTTGCTTACAAGGGTATTTTCCAGATTCTCCCAAAAAGTCGTAAATCTGTTCATCTCCACTTACTTTAATCTCCCAAGCCATTTTTCTACCTTGATAAAGTATAATAAAATGTAGATAACCACTATCAGTAATCCAAAGTTCAAATTCTGCATTCCTTGTTTCTGCTTTATTTAATACATCATCATCGTGTGTAAATTTTCCAGATGAATATAAAATACCATATGTGTCTCCGGCTTCCATTAGGCGATTTTTCATTTTACCTTCCGCCTTTGCGTCATTACCAAAAAGTCTATTTATCATTTTAGTATCATGTTTAACTGCTCTACTAAAAATATCATTGGCTGACAAAGTTCCATAGTCTATAAGTAATTGCTTAACAAATACAAAAAATCTACCATTGTCTTTTCCGTAAGCATCTTTTAGTTCCTGCTTCCAAAAATCTATATCTAAGGAAGCATTTTTAGACATTAAATTATTGTCCTTAAAGCCGTGAAAAACAAACCCATTTAAATCGAGTTCTGTATTTAATTTAGCAACACCGTGTATTCCATCTGTAATTTCATAAGACTTCGTAAGGGCTTCAATCTTGTAGTCGCCAAGACTTTTCTTTCCACCGGTTGTTAAAAATTCAAGAGTAATTAGTTTGTCCGGTAATTTTACTTCAGGTATTTCGTGAAATTTAGAATTAAATAATGAAAAACCTTTTTTAGGATTACCCATAATTTCGTCAGCCATAACACGAATAATAGTTCCTACCTCAACATCTTTTTTAGTATTGGTAGTCTTACCAACATTCATGTAATAGTCTCCACTAATTTCTACAGCCTTAATAGAATCTTCCTCAACTGGACCAATGCCCATAGTATAACCAAATGTTCCATTTTTATTTTCCTTTTTATCTAAAACCATAACATCTAAATCAACAAATTTTTTCCACTTAATCCACTTAGGGTTTTTCTTCTTTCCTATAACATAGGAAGACTTAGCATCCTTGATTACGACTCCTTCGGATGCCGGATTTTTCATAATATCCATAGCATATTCTTCGATTTCCGACAAAGAATCTGCATCTCTTGTATTATTTTTATTAGGGAATAAAACATACTCGTCGGCATTTGCTGAAAAGTTTTTCATAAGAATCATCAAGCGTTCTTCTAATTTATCCGAAGTGACCGCACTATCTTCAAAATACATAATATCAAAAACATGTGCTTTAATATCTGCCTCTTCTGTAATTTTTTTATTTATATGTGCAAGTGTATCGGCACGAACTAATGCTTCACCGTCATTATACATTACGGCTTCTGCATCTAATATACAATTAGGAAAAACCCGGTCTTCTAATACCTTAACACATTGAGGCATTTTGTCTGTAATGTCTCTCGCATTAAATGTGTATATTTTAACTTTGTTATCAAATTTATGAATCTGTATTCGTAGGCCATCGTATTTTTCTTGAACAACATATTCCGAAGTAAGACCTTTAATTTCCTTCATATCGTCTATCTCAAATATACGATACATAGGTTTATTTGGCTCAACAAACTTTTCCGGTCTATCTTGTTTAACTAAAATAGCAGGTGAATTTTTATTATTAAAGTAGTTATATATGTTACCCGCCTTTTCATTATTAACTGAAAAAGAATCATCCGAAAATAATACACTATCATCTATATTAGGAAACTGTTCCTTTAGTTTAGGGTCTTTTAATAATTGTCTAAGTTCTACAACTAATTTTTGCCAATCCTTTTCGTATGCCTTTGGGTTATCTCTCGCACTTAAAAAAGTAGAGCGAACCATATTTCTTAGCGAAGAAACATTTTTTACCACGCTATCGAATTGAGTAAAAAACATTACCCTCACACCATTTCATCACTTGGAGTCAAAGCAGCATCTTCATTAATTGTCAATGTGTGGCGAAGACGCTTAAGTTTTCCAAGTGCTGTTTCCAATGCGGCTTCAACATCTTTATCTTGTGAATCTTCTGCATTACCTTCGGATTCAATGCGTATCTCTTCTTGGTCCGGTTCTGCTTTGTATGTCATATTTTCCGGCATTAACTTACTTTCGTAATTTCTTTTAATCATTGTCTGTTCCTTCGTAATAGGTTTAGCCGCCAAGCGTTCAACATTGACTTGCTTTCCTGCTTTTTCATTCTTTTGAGCATCTGCTGGTTCATAACCTAAAGCATTAGTCAATAAAACTGTAAGTTCTGTCAATTGTGTTAAAGCATCTACTCCTCTAATATCTGCGTCGTCGGCTATCATTTCTTCTTTTTTACTCATATTGTTCCCTCCAAATTTTTAACAAGTGAATCTAAATCACTCCAATCCATTTTTGAAATCACATCACCATTAGGCATACCTGATTGAGTTTTTGCACTCGGTCTTGGACTTCGGACAAATCCGGCCTTCATAATTGCCGTGTCCGAATCTGCTAATTTTTTTTCTAAATCCTTAACCTTGTCGGAAAGGGCCTTTAATATTTCTAAAATTTCAACTGTTGTTTCTTCTTCCATTTTTATTCCTCCTCATCATATACCATGTCGTATAGTTTTTTGTATAGATTTTCATATTTCTTTCTTAGTGATGCGGCTGTCTTCACCATTTGTAGATTTTTAACTCCCAATTTCTCCAAGAGTTCTGCCTCTTCATCTTCCGCTAAACCGTCAATTATATTTATAACTTTGCCCAATCGGAGGTAATCTTCACCAAAATATTCTGTTGGATGGGCGTTTTGAAGCATGGTTTTAACCTTACGCCTTTCTTTAGTAGAAAGGCCCGATAGGTCTGCCTTTGAAACTGAACCCGATTTTAAATACAAACCTGCAAATGGTTCTCCACCCTGCTTAACATTTTCGAGTATTTTTTCCCTTAGTTCGGCTTGAGTATATAGTTCAAACTTTTTATTATTTTCTTCACCTACCATATGACCCAACGCTAAGGTTCTTTGTCTACCCGTATATGGTTCATAGTCGGTTTTACCTTTATTCTTCAAGGCAATTTCTACAAGTTCGTCTGTCCATTCTTGGAGATTTTCCTCCTTTTCTTCAGGCGGCATTTCTTCGGCTTCGGCTCTTGTCTGTTCAAGTTTCTTTTTATTTTCTTCAATAGTCTTAGCAGAAGGGGGGTTATTAACCCTATATGTTTCCCTAATATCCTCTAATACCTCTTTTTGATTTTCTGTAAGTTCTCGACTATAATTTCCTCTCATAGGTTCATAATCTTTAGGATAATCTAATTTAGTTCCAACTGGAACTTTATACTTAGATTCTTTAGGGTAAAGGTTTGGTTTTCTTTGTCTTGGTTTATTTTTTGGACCCGGTTTAGGTTGTCTTCGAGGTCCTTGAGAATCAGGTCCTTGAGTTCTACCTTCACCTGTTTTCTTTCTACCCGTAACACCTAATTTTGTCGCTAAATTACTTTTAGGTTTTTTCTGTAATTGGGCCGAAGGAACTTCTGCGAGAAAATATCTACCAAATTGCTTACTGCCCACTTGTTGTTGAAGTATTTTATTTGCTTTGTTCATTTGGTCTTGAGTAAGAAAACCCGACATTTGCTTTCCTCTATGTAGGAATGTGGCTACATTTTGTAGTAGTTTCATATTTTTTCTTTTTTCAGTGTTAATAAATTGTCTAAACTTTCGCTGTTCAGTATTTGAATCTAAATATCTTCCTGTGACTACGACTTCTCTTGAAAAAAGGTTTGCCAAATCTGAATTAATTAAATATTGAATTGCATAAGCAATTGAATTATTACCACCCTTATCTGCTATTACATTATCAATACCTTCTACGAGATTTTTAATAAATAACCCTTCATCCTTAACATCTGGAACTGGTTCATAATTTCTACCCAACCATTCGGAAATCTCACTAAACTTTCCTGTAAGGTCTTCATTTACGGGAAGAATTAGTCTGTTTAAATCTTTACTATATCTTGTTTTGTTATCATTCACGACTTGTAATGAAACTCTATTACCCCTTGAAGACCTATTAAATTCTATGGTCTTATTTTGCACCATCATTATTAATTTCTGTAAATATCTATCCTCGTCGGATGAACTATCCAATGATGTAGAATCTTCTATTAAAGCCATAATATCTGTAAAATCTCCGGGGTTATTTTCTCGGTATTCCTCTATGAGAGGTGAAGAACCACTGTCTACAAATTTATCTAATGAGATAATAAAGTCATTAAAATCAGCATTTGAAATTGGTTGTAGAATAGTTCTTATCTGTGATAGGGTTGCTTTTATAGGAGGATTTTGCATCTCTGCTTCAGTTTCTATTCTTCTCGATTCTTCGGCATTTTCAACCATTTGTGATTGTAATTCTTCTACTTCCATACGAAGATTTGCAAGCATTCTTTTATCAGCAGGAGTTCTTTTATCTTCAATTATATTTTCATAATAATTTAACCTATCTTTTGCTTCTTTATAATCTCGCTTAAGTTTTGAAGGGGTGGATGTAGGTTCCTTTCTTCTACCATAAGGTGCATCATAAGGTTTATCATCGGGTATAACCCTGTTAACATTTTCTTTATCATAGTCAACAATATTTTCTTTATAATGTAAAGCCGCCGCTTCTACTGTAATAGGTAGTTCTGGATTAATTATTTTTTTACCGCTATCTGAACCCATTCCCGGTCTTGTAATTGTTTTACCTTTTCCTGATTCTATAACATATATGGGGTAGAATTCATTTCTTCCATACCCGTCATCAATAATTTCTCCAGCATCATTAATTTGAATACTTTTTTTATTTCCAAAAGCAACAAAAGGATTTGATTTCTTATATGACTGTAAAGTTTCTTTATCCTGTTTAATTTTTTGTAGCAATTCTTGTCTTTCCTTTCTTTTATCCGTATTAACGAGTCGCTGTATTTTATCTTCATTTACAGAAATAACATCTTCTAAAGCAGAAATTTTTAATGCCTGTCTAATCTTAATCTCAACTTCACTAAGCGTAGCATTAGGCTTAATATTTCTCTTTAGAATTGTTTCCCACATACTTACACCTGTCTAAATTTTTTGGACATTTTTGGGCCGGGTCGAATAACTCCGGGGATAACAGGGTCTGCCTCAAAGTTATCCGGAGGAACTTCCGGCACATTCATTGTTAAGTCCACAGTTTTCTTAGGCGTAGGTTCCGGTTTATTAGCCTTTCGCTCAAGGTCTGCCAGTTGTTTCTTTGCTTCATCTAATTTTCTTCTTATCATATTACTCATATTTATTTCTCCTTAATTTCTACTCATATTTCTTCTTGCTATATTTTTAAGTTGTATTGCTTCTGGATTCTTTTTAAGATATTCTTTTATTTCTTCTCTTACTGTTTCCCTTAATACTTTCCTTGCACCAATCGCGTCGGACATTTTAACATTTGAGATAAAATATTTATATAATTCTATTAAAAAATACATCGGGTATTTTTCATCTGTCGTAGAATTGGAAATCATTTCTTCAATTATTTTCTCGAAGCGACCTGTAACGCCCTCGTTTGCCCATAAAGTTTCTATCTTATTCTTAGTATTCTCGTCTAATCTTGGGTCTAAATCGGAAACATGGTCTCCTCCAAACATATACCAATTAAAAGGAAATGGTTCTGCCTCTCTTAGGCTCACACCCATTCTCATTCCCTCATCACCTGAAGAAAAAAATCCACCACCTTCCAATGGATTAACAAATACACAAGCGGCTTTTGAGCGTTCCGAATTTCTAAATACATGTCCTTCCAATCTTTCTTTTACTGCTCTACGAAAAATACCTCCCCAAACTGTGGGTGTAATAATAGGGGTTGAATTCATAGTTATTTCGGGTAAACTGGCCCTTGTTTGTCTCATGGAACCTACCTTTTGTGTGATGAATACATCTTGATTTTCCTCAAGCCATTTATTAAATACTTCCATTATTTTTTTATTTAGTAAACTTAAAAGCATTTTATCGTAAATATGAGGAACGGAGGTATAACATATATCAATGGTTCTATCACCTTGACCTTCTATATCATGGTAGAAGGTATCAAAAGGAAATACAACCAATATGCCGTGTGTATTTTCAAAGAATAAATGTCCAGATTTCTGCCTTGTCACTCTATTAAACCTTAAAGGTTCATAGTGTAAAGTAAGCGGGTGGTCTATCACACCTTGTCTTTTTAAATTTGGTTCTGATAAAAAATATAAAGATTTTTCACTAGGACTGGCAGGTTTAGATAGACCTACCCTTTCTTTATCTCCGATTAATAAATCTTTAGGTTTAGAAATAAGATTATTAATTAAATTAGTTAAATCCATCCTAATATCCCAATCTTGAAAATTAATACTAAATTGTGTAGCATCATCAACTAAAGACGGTCTAATTACTTTTATTTCCTGATTATTAATATCTATAAATATAAAATATTGGTATAAATTTCTTAAAATTGTATCAGTTACTTCAAAATCTGGTTCATTCTTGAGTTCAAAATAAGACTGTAAATATCTTATCATATCGTGCATATTCGTCGCATCGACTCCCTTAATAGATACTAAATACATGTCTGTCAATTGTTCTGGAACTGAAAAGCCTGAATATTTTAAAAGATTTCTAAAAAAATCACTCACATTACCTTGCCCAGTATTAGGTATATAATTGATAGCATAATCTTCACTCGCATATACATCGTCTGCTTTTTCTTCCATAAAATGTTTTATAAATAAAGAATAGTCCTTTAAGACAGAAAAATCAGAAAATGGGTCATCAGCCCTGTTAATATATCGAATAAGTTTTTTCTCATAATCTGTTAAAGGGGGAAATTGTTTAAGCATCTTTGTAGTATCACTTGAAGTAGTAGAGGGCGTGTATTTACGCTGTCCTGAAGAAGATATATAGCCCCCTAATGCCCTATCAACATAGGCATAAAGAATATTATAAAATAATTCTCTCACTCTAATTAAATTTTCTTGATTACCTCTAAAAAATTTTCTTGATAAGGGTTTATAACTTCCCCATATTTCCTGATACTGTTTGATAGAAGTTTCTATTGCGTTACCTAATTTCATGTCTATGCGAGAATTTGAAAGTTGTAAAATATTATTTAATTTTTTTAATTCTGTTTTTATACTATCTTGTTCATCACTATCCATTCTTTTGCGATTAGGCATAAGTTGAATATTATTAATAGTGCTACTCGAAGGTTTAAAGAAATTTTTGTCAACGGATGAATGTATAAAGTATGTTTTCGCATCTGTAAAATAATACCGAATGTCATCAATTTTTTCAACTCGACGATTTACATACCCTTTAACCTTTTTTAATAAAGATGATTGAGCGTCGGGGTCAACCAATTTATCAAAATTTGGAACTCTAAAATTTTCACTTAATTTAAAAATTGGTGTAAGACTTATAGAGCCAAAGCCAAAGCCACCCGGAGTTATATTAAAATTTTTTGATAACTGGTTTTTAGTATAACCAGTATTAATTAATAGCGTAGTAGTAATCCTTTCTTCTTGTATGTCAATAAGCAAAGTAGGGTTTAACCCTGCATCTTTATATTCATTACAATAGTTTGCTGTTTCCCTAATTTTAGGAATACTGTCCATATCAAAACCACCTAAATTAAGTCTTGATGTTATATATTTCAAAGTGTATCTGGGGGTTTCTATATTGGAAATTTTTCCTCTTGATTGAATTGCCGTAATGACATTACCTGTTGATTCTACCCCTGTTGACAAAACTGATGTAGGTTTATCTAAACCAGTGAACACAACTATTGAATTAGATTCAATTAATTTAGAATATTCGGGGCGCTTAAATTCTTCGATTAGCATTTCTTGAATACTTTCAGATTGAAACAAAATAAAATTTGTCACAATAGACATAGAAGAATTAGATGTAAGCACCAATATAGGTTTACTTGAGGTTGTTGGAGTATTAACTATTTCATTATAAATTTCTACTTCTATGTCTGTTTCCGCCAATTCTTCTTTAGTGTCAATAAGAATTAACTTTGAACCTCTTAACGCAAATCTATATATTTTACTAAACATGCCAAATAAGGTTAAAACTTCTTGTTCGCCCATAAGCCCCTTGTAAATCATCCTACTCTCCTCTCCGTTCTTTTATCTACATTTTTATTTCCAGCATCTCCGGGCAATCCTGTGTATCTTTTATCCGGTGAAGGGGGCATTCTTTTCTTTGGGGTATAGTCAGCCTTATCTGCTACTTCCCCCGCTACTTGTCCTTTTGTTTGGCCGCTTAATAAGGCTTGTTCTTGAAGTTGTCCTAATTGTGATGAATCTATATTAGTTCCCGCATACTTATCTGTTTCAATAGGTTTATCTTTCTTATCAACATCTACTTCTGTAAGGCCTTCTGCTGGGTATTTCTTAAATATAAAATCACCATCTTCATTCATATCAACTTCAAAACCAAGATTTTTCATTTGAATCGCAAGTGCGACTTCCATTTCTCTTCTACGAAGAACTGCAATTTCATCCTCTTCTTCCGAGCGAAGAAGTTGAACTCTCCAGTCAGTAATACCAAATTGGTCCATTACAAACGGGAATAGATATTTATTATAAACCCCTTGAGCCATTTCAACTGCACGATTAGTGACAAGAATCTGCATTCCTTCCGAATTAAGACCACCGGAGGCAGTATTATCTGCCATAAAAATATTACTCACACCATAGAAGGCCGAGATTCTTGTTCTCAAGTCTTCCTTTACAGCAGTATAATCCATCTCTTTTAATGAGTTCATAAAAGGAATCCATTCAACAGAACCACGAGAACCTCCCTCGGATTCAATACCCATGATAGGGATATAGTGAGGGTCTTGTTCCAACTTTTCTTTAACACCTTTCCAATACTTTACCAATGACTCCATGTTATTTGTTTGCACAGCAAGAATACCTTTTGGTGTTCTCATTTTTTGATATGAAGTGCTAATGTAAGACTCCATGGCCTGAAGAGTAAAAATATAATTAAACAATGTAATTACTGGGGGGTGTCCGTATAATCTCGTAGGTGAATATTTACTAAAATGAACTACCTCTCCTGTAATATAATGTTGTTCTGCTTGAGCAGTTTTATTTGTAAATTCGATGGGGTGTAGATTACTACCACACATACCACACTTTTCATACCTTTCTTCGGAAATAAAATCTCTATGCGTGACGCAAGTATATCGCTGGTGTCCTCTATCACCATCTTCGTCAACTTCTATAAACATTGTAGTTGGGTCTCCTCTATAAATCTCGTTAATTTTAGACATGGCTATTTCACCATTTTCTTCTAAGAAGTAGTCCTTGACTAAGATTAAAAAAGCATCATCCATAACATTGAGGTCTGTCTCTAATTCCTTCAAAATATCAATGAACAACTGGTGTGAATCATTTACATGATTCTTAAAAAAATTCTCAGCATAGACCTTTTGATTATAATTAGGCGTTCTTAAATCTCTTGACCTACAATTCATACATTCATCTACATCTTTTTGATGTTCATAGCCGCAGGAATTACACTTCTTATCAAATGCCTTTTTCCATTCATAACCTCGACGAAAAACCTCATTTTTAAGTTGAACCAAACAAGTGCGAACCACTGTTGAGTTTTTAGCGGTATCATATAAATATCTACCGGCGTAATGTTGAGGGTATCTACGCTCTTGAATACCTAAGTTATATACTTCTTTTTCCGTAGGAATTGGTGTTCTTCTTCGTATCAATGTTCTAAATCTGTCTCTTAGTCCCATACTTATTCCTCCTTAACAATCGAATCTAATTCATTCATCAAATCCCATTTACAGTTATTTTTATATTTTGATATATTATCTTCTTGTATATCATATTTTTCAAACTCAACAGCACCTTGATTGCGAGCATCCTTCCAATTTTCCCACTTAATAAGTTTAAAAATTTCAGTCATTCTACTTTTAGCCCAAGGCTCTTTCTTGTAAAACTTCTTAATTTTAATTGCCTCTTGTAAAAGTCTACCCTGTTCTTGTTTCATGCGAAGGTGGGGTAAGCACTTTTCTAATAATTTTGTAATATCATTTTGACTATAAAAATTTAGCCTATGTTGACTTCTACTATTCTCTCCCACCTTTTGGTCCAAGTGTAGGCGGCCAATTTTTAATTCCTTTTCCATTTCTTGAAAGAAGGCTCTTCCTCTATCTCCCGTGGCAATCATGCCAATACGGGGAGAATATGAAGAGTCCATAGTAATATAACCATCGGAGTCAATAAACCCTGCTACATACCCATAAAGGTCTTTTTTAATCGTATCACTAAGAATGTAGTAATCTCCATTAACATTTGTAGCGTTAATTCTTCTCAACATTTTAGAAATTGTCTGCGGTGTAGTAGAGCGATGATAACTTTTTGGCAACATTGAGTGAATACTATTACTTGAAATTCCGGGATTATTACAAATGGTTTTTGTGATAATATTATCCAAAACATCTTGTCTTGATTTTCTAATAGACTGATGAGAAATTTCTTTGATTATAGAGCGTATGTTTTTCTTGCTTTCCTTGAACACCTTAGTGTAGTCAGTATATTCTTTACCGTAGTCTAATTCATTCTTAAAAATATTAGCCTCCCACATTTTTGTTAAATTGTCTAAAATTTGCGCTCTCATATCTCCATCCTTGATATGTTCTAATTTTCTTAGTGTGACTATATCAGGTGTAAGTAACTTGAGTGCAGGTTTATACGGGGAAACCCAATAGATAGAATCCATACACTTATTCAAATGTTCTCCGTATGCGTTAATTAAATGGTCTATTGTCTTACTCATTTTCATTCTTGAGTCGCCTTTTAGTTGTCTACGCATATTTCTTAAATCCTTAACAATATCCGGTATAGGTTTGTTATCAATTAGTGGTTCTTCAGGGAAAGAAGATAACATATTTCTTGCATCGGTAAGATTAACTTGGTATATTTTAGAAATATCTTTGATAACCTCAGTCTCATCAATAGACTGATACGGTAGCCATTCGCTAAGTTTAATATCATCCACTAATTGTTTCTTGTTTTCTTTTACTTTATTCTGCGCTTCGTCAAGTTCCTGCAACTTTCTACGAAGTTCGTCTGTATTAATTTCATCTTCCTTACATATTAATTCCATATATTCCACCTCCGAAATCTTGTCTTGTTGGTGTCCCGAATAACCCGCTACTATCTATGTCTATGAAAGCATCATTAAAAGACTTTGTGGCGTGATTAGCCAATGCGAGTGCGATAACAATATCATCGTGTGCGCCTAAACCTTCAATTTTTCCCGTACTGCTAATACCGAATGCTTCGAGTTCTTGTATAATTGCATCGGAAACAGCCTTTGCCTTTTCATCCGCATAGGGTAGTATAATTTTATTGTTCTCCAAATTCATCTGTAAGTTAAGAATAATTTCCTCCTTTTTCTTACGGTGCATTGTAAATTCTTTAACGGGAAAGTCGGATATGTCTCGCAGTTCCATAGCAAAGGACTTTGCGAATGTATTAGTTTCAATCATTACAACTTCGGGTTTGTATCTCTCGCAAAGGTCTGTAATGCGTGTAATGTGAGAACGGAAGTCCATATTTTTTTCTCTTACCATCCAAACCACTTTTTTATTCATATCTTCATCTACTTCAATAACCATCATTACTGTATAGTCGCCGTCTGCTGAAAGTGAGGGGTCGTAGCCAATGTAGTATTTGAATGCGTCAGTATTACCATGATACGATAACTTACTTGTTCGGTCTTTAGACTTGTCGATAAATTCTTTTCCAAATAACATCGTGTTGGATGAAATTGGTATGCAGAGATATTCTCTTGTGAACTTAGAAGAGCCGATTTCTCTCCTTCTCTTTTCTAAAGAATCTATATCCCAACGGGAGGGCCAAAGAGCATCACCTGTTTGATTTATCGCTGGATAGCGTTGAACATCATATTCAGGGTTTTCCTCTAATGCGGCAAATATATCAGTGTATGTGAAAGGTGTGCCGACCATCCGTAAAGTAGCGGTGTGGTGAAGAGTAGGAATCATGTCTCCCCAAAACCAATCTGTAACTCGCTGTATAGCGGCAACAGAAAACTCCTTCATCGGGTCGTCAATAATAATCTCTTGAGGGTGAAGTCCACGAATCTGTGAACCAACGGAACGCTCAAGTATTTCATTTCCGTTTGTTAATCTCATTGAACCGACAGCCCAACCTGCTTTAGGTTTGTATTTTCTTAATGCGGGAATGTTTGTGAACATTCGGTCAATGTCTTTCATGTGAACCATTGTCTGTTTTTGGTTTGATGAAATGTAAATCATTTGATATGGTGGAGGTTGAAAAATTAATTGATAGATA